TTGTTAATAGAGATAAGATAACAGTATCCTTTGTGTGTAAAGAATCTGACGAGACTTGACATTGTGTCAGAATTGTGTCAATAGTTTGACATCATACCCACCTTTATACCTATCCCCTTTTAATTTTCCCTCTGTCGGGATAGGTTTGATTATTGTGGAGGTTCATCACTACAAATATAACCAATGACGTCTTTGCCTTTGTATTTATGGTAGTAGTGATTGCTAAATATTTTACGTTGTTTTCTCTCTGTGACTCTTACATTGTGATGATACCAAGACTCACATGTTTCTTTACCTACAACTTCAAAAGATTCTTGTTTAATATCTCCCATGGTTGTTAAATATAACAACGTTATGATTGTAACTTTTTCAAACATTACCGCCCTTGGCCTTTGTATAATTTAAAATTTCTTCTGCGGTTCTTGTTCATTTTTTGTAGGCTTGGTCTTCGTCCAATCGAAGTTTTGTGATGAATGGGTTGGTGAGCTACCTTATTTAAAAAATTACCTTTCTTGGCCATCGTCTAGTATGCTTGTCTTAAATCGAGTGTTTTCGTTTGCTATAACATATTTGATGACACCATTTACTTTTTGTTCAAGGTCATGACCACAGTTTACACATCTGTATAGATATGGTTCAAAAGAAACAAGAAGAGTTTCTGATCTACACTCTGGGCATTGTCCCGTTACAATCTGTGATGTTAATTGTCCTATTCTAGCCATGGTTTGTATACGACTTTACCATCTTCTCTTATGGCACGCAATGATTGGTTTCTATTACTGTTAGTCGAATACGAACAATGTATCCATCCCGACGAAGGTTCGCCGTCACGGTAAAATTCTAATATGAGCTGGTCATACTCAAGTTCTGATCTAATGTACTTTGCTAATTCTCTATTATCTACACCAGGTATCTCGAAGTCTGCTGCAGCTGCATTATCATCTGCTACATGCTGGCTGTTTACACTGCTACCAATCTCTACACAAAGTTGGGCACAACGGAAGCCGCTAGATATAATTAAGGGCTTGTCGTAATGTGATCGAATTGGCTGCAATATATTTGTGGCTAATGCTTTTAGATTCTCAATTTGCTGTGGACCAGGATTATTATTTATACCCTTACGTTCCGCAACTTGAGACTTAGTTAACTCATCAAGAGTTATGTTAGCTGTAAGTTTCATAATTTATTGTTATCTTTTAACCCTACATAAAT